AAAGTGCTGTAGATACCTGGGCTAAAGCTAAGGATAATAGTTATAAAGTATTTACAGAAAAATGGAAGGCATACGGTGTAGACGGTGATCCAGTAATGAAAAAAGATAAAACAGGAGCCCCAAATATAGCATCGATTCTTAAATTAAAAGAAAAAATTAAGGCAAACAAAAAAAAAACACGTGCACAAGCCTTTGCTGAACTTCCACATGGATTAGGCGGTGGAACACGCAAGATTCACCTCGGCAAAGGCAAGACAACCCGTAAGAATCGTACTTAATAAATTAATCAACAAATCATTGTTTTTCATTCAAGACAAACAATGAATTGATCTAAGACTTTTTAATATAAGTTGCTTGGTTTTTGTGCACTTTTTTCTAAAAAGTGCTTTACATACGCGGTGTTTACTGCAAGCGGATGTACTTACATACGCGAGGTTTACCGAACGCGTATTTACATACGCGGGAAGCCAACGAGGTTCGCGCCCATACCGAAGCCCGCACCCTGGCGAGCCGTGACCGCGATGGACGGCGTGAATGTGTCGAGGAGCGCGAACGTCGCGAAGGCGGCAACGCCAATTGTCATGATTTCACCGAAGTTCGGCTTCTTCGGGTTCAGGACGAGCACGGCGACGAACGCAACGACGAGGCCCTCAATCAGATACTTGAGCACAGCGGTTAAAACATCACCAAAGGAAAAGTCCATCTTCTTATACCTTCTAGGTAGAAATTATGTGGCTGGCCTGCGCTACCGTAAAAATTCATTTCTAAGGAAATGAATTTGAACGGTTCCACCTGGCATCTCAAATTTCTTAAATTTGAGATGCTGCGCTAAGATACTTTAAGACTTTCTCTTTTCATAACGCAGAACCCAATGTCCTCTGAGAAGTCTGTAAACCCCAGCCAACCGAAGGAAACTAAAGAAGATTTCCTTGAGGAGGACCCTGAGATCCGCAGCCAGAAGTTTGTACTACTTTCCTTCCTGAGCCCTGAGTCAGTCCTTAGTAACAAGGATCAGTTCTTCTTCGGTGAGTTTGTCAAGCAGTATGAAGTTGATTACAAGATCCGGAATCTTGAGACCTATCTCGTTTCAGTTGTCCGGGGAATCAATGATAAGTTGACCGCTGAAGCTGATCGCTTTGAGGCCGTAGGTCCGGATATGAGTGGCGCTGCGCTTCTCTGCCGTAAGGGTCGCCTCGATATGGCCTCCGTTCTCCAGACATATCACAACTTCGTAAAGGAGAATGACAAGGTCATCAGGAAGACAACAATTAAGGAGGCCTATGATGACTTTCTCTTCAAGCAGCAGACCAAACTTGAAGAGGAGTTCTTTGCAAAGAATGATTTTCACACCAGTATGCGTGGCTTGAAAGTCCGGGGAGTTACTGGAACCCACGGTGAGGCTGTTGCGATGGCTAAGAAACTCCAGCGCTCCGATGCTATCCACAATATCTTCCTTGGTGAGGTTGGCAAGTGGCTGCCTTGGGATCCTAAACCGCACCAGGTCCAGGATCAAGAGTATGCGGAGGACCAGCTCAATCAGCTGATGAAGCGCTACAAGGATAATGAGGAGGCTCGCGACAAGTTTGTAACAGAGCAGCGTAAGGACTCAGTAAAGGGTGCAAATAAGAAGGCGGTACTGTCCGCTGATGGCAATCCGGTATCCGGAGAGGCATCAGAAGATGGTTGGGGATCGATGTTTGGCTCAAAGGGTGATCTGGCAATGGATCGTAAGAACGAGAGTGCACAGAAGCCGTTCGTGACAATTGAGGCTGTAAAGTCTGATGAGGTTCCTACAGATACACTTTCTTCATAAATTCTAATTCAAATTCAACATTCCGATTTGATTATACGCAGCACCCTGATCCGGGGCAGCGATATTTACACACGAACCACTCTGGCAGAACGTACCCTCAGCACAGGGTGTTTCCTTCCTGGCGCACGGCGCATTAATACCCTGGCACTGAGGAGCGGTACACGATGACATATCCTGGCCGACATTTACTGTAGAAGTAAATCCCTCAGCACAGATACCACCCACGCACTGCTGACCAACAGGACACTGGCCATTCGCCTGGCACGGTAGGACCGCGGCACGAGCACCTGCCGCAGGCGGCACATACACCGTCGGCTTCATCATCTGGACAACAACAAAGCAAAGAACTGTAACAAATAGGAAGAGACCGAGTCCTTTTCCTAACTCAAGAGCCATTCTTACTACCGTGAGTATTCATTTTTTTGATTATGGAGATTAAGGATATGTAGGTATCTGATTCGGCGGTAAGACAGGCGGATTTTTGACTCTACAGAACCCATTTATACACTCAGTTACACCAATGCAGTCGGGTAGATCTGTTCCACAGCGTCTACCAGGTCCGCCTGCCATAAATCCTTCAGTCGCAGCTAAACCAGATAATCCAAGGAGAATAGCACCCACACCTACAATTAATAAAAACGCCATCCATAATGGTATCTTAAACATCGTGTATCTACTCAAGGCAGATATCTAGTTCTTTCGTATGATATTGATAGCAGGCCCCTTTAACTTTACACTTGAAGCAGGATCATACTTGTTGATCTCAGATTCTTCCTGGTCTCTATAGTGCTGAGCGGAGTGTGTCCAGAATTCAGGTGCCCCAATACGGAAATCTCCGTGTAGCTCTGCCTTATACCAAAAGATGATATCCTCTATTTTATTACTTTGTGTGTTGTTACTGATAACAAGACACTCGTAATTCGTTGTACACTGGTCCATTACTTGACAGAAGAACTCGAAGGAAGGAAAGGCTGATCCATAATTCTCAAAGATACGACGACGATTACTCATATAGGGCTCACGCAGAATGAATACATAGTCAACGTTTGTTCTCAGAATAGGCGGAACGCCGAGCGGATACTGCATCGTAATCAAGAAAAAGACCTTAACCCAACGGCCGTTCAAGAACAAATAGCGAATATTTAGATCACGAATCCACGTGTCGTCGTATAAGCAGTCATCAAGAATTAAGAAAGACCGAGGGTCAATCCGGGATTGGCCTCGTTCTTGCTGCTCCTTCATTATTTTTGACATAATGAGCTTCTGCCGATTAACGTAATTCTGAATGATTACAGGTGAGTAAGCACCGTGAATAAACAGCGGCGGCACCATTTTCTTGTAAAAATCGTTAGATTCCTCTGTTCCACTAATTACAGTTCCTAGTGGCAGATTTTTGTGGTGAAAAAGCAAATCCCGGACGAGAGTGGATTTTCCCGTGCGTCTGCGACCAATAAAGATGCATACGGCATCCTCAGGTGTATTGACCATACTAAACTTTTTCAATTGAAGGTTCATTGCTGCCGATGCTGCCATTTGTGGTTCCTAGTGAGAGAAAGGAATTCAATGAACTTAAGTTTCACGTGCGGTTTCAATTGTGTACGAAGATCCAGATCTCAAGTAAATGTCTTCTCCCTATCCGGTTTTACAGACAATGCCTCTTCCAGATCCGACTGTCTGGGAGAAGGAGCCGCCTGCATCCCTAAGAACTGCTCTTGAGACTCGCTTCAAGCCCTTACAGACAACCTATCCTGGTATGATTCGCTTCGCTCGCAGCAAACAATACAGTTCCTTTTTGCGATTTGATCATCGGTGGCATCTTGATGAGATTTACGGTAGCGTACCTCAGCGGTCGGGACCTTTCTCAGGAAGGATACAGAGCTTCATTAACAGTCAACCCAAAGAATTAGTTGATGTGTCAGGCTACTGTAAAATTACTCATCTGCTTGATGCCTATCAGATGATTCAAGGTCACTATCCTGTTGCCCAGCACCCCGCTTTGCCGGCTCCTGGTCCCAAGTCTGCCAAACTCTTTAGTAAGTTACACGATCCCCACAATCAGGCATACGTAGATGCCGTAGCGTGTTATATGTTAAGTAAATTTCGGGAATCAGGATTTTCACCGCATTTTTCATTGTTTTACGGAGCATATCTGGCCATTGCGAATCAATACTATTACAATCTTACGGAGGAGTTTTCTGAGATTCGGTTTGAGAGTTGGTTCTGGAAGCGGCAGCAACAGGGAGTTTTTAGTTTGGTTGGATTTGAAGGCGGAGTGCCCTTGTCAAGCGATGATGCATTAATGGAACCGCCGGATGATATTTCCGATTACGCCACTGAAGATTCTAATTCAGATTGTGATTCAGATTGTAAATCCCCTCGTCATAGAGCTGAAATAAATCTTGAAACTGCTACCGAGCTACACGATATACCATCTTCATCTACAAATCAAGAAACTGCCTCAGAGAGTGGTAGTTTGCGGTCAGTTTCTCTTTCAACGCATAGCAGCAAGAGTAGCAAAAGTGAGACTGAAAGTAAAAATGATGACAACAACGAAAACGACAATGATAGTAGTGGTAGCAGTAGTG